GACAATCGTGATGCATTTAAAATCATGGGTGAGATGATTAATAAGTATGGCAAAATGCGTAGGCTACCACCTCAACACTATATCGAAGCTACCACAAAAGAAGTACCACTACCCAATGGTAGCAGCTACTATATTCCTGTGGCTAACCTTGATCTAAACAATACGTTGGACATGGACAATGAAGCACAGGAAAACTTTGCTAACTTCTTAGCATGGATAGAGAACTACAATACCTACATCCTTAATGCATGGAATGAGAACATGCATAAGAATGAGGAAGTAGACACCTCTATAGTGGAAGAGTTTGTAGACATTGACGCAGAGGACTTTGTCTAATGAACCACCCTGCTGAACTGGCGATCAATCAGTATCTGGAAGATGCTACATCTGGTAAATCAACAATGTCTGAAGAGACAATATTACAAATTGGTACAGATGTAATGGATGCTATGAGACGCCAGTTTGGTGGGGGCAATAAGCGTGATGAGTTTCGTTTACGAATGTCTAACATTGGTAAGCCAACTTGTCAGCTTTGGTTTGCGAAGAACAAACCAGAGGAAGCATTGCCCAAACCAACCACGTTTGTAATGAACATGCTTCTAGGAGACATAGTTGAAGCAGCATTTAAAGGAATAATAAAAGAAGCTGGTTACCCATACGAAGACACAGATAACTTTGTTGAACTACAACTAGGTGACACAACAGTAAAAGGTTCATATGATATTGTTGTAGATGGAGCAATGGATGACGTTAAGTCTGCATCCGATTGGTCATATCGAAACAAGTTTGACTCGTATGATACGTTACAAAAGAGTGATCCCTTTGGATACGTAGGACAGTTAGCTGGTTACTCTAAGGCTTCAGGTAAGAAGGTAGGTGGCTGGTGGGTTGTCAACAAAGCTAATGGCAACATCAAGTACGTACCTGCTACTGGTCTTGACTTAGATGTAGAGATAGCTAAGTTAGAACAGACAGTTGAGACTGTTAATGATAACAAGTTTGAACGTTGCTTTAAACCTGTACCTGAAACATTCAGAGGTACACCATCAGGTAACACAATACTAAATGACAACTGTAAGTTCTGTGACTACAGGTTCTCTTGCTTTGAAACATTACAAGAGTTACCATCCAAGGTATCAAAAGCTAAGACGCTTCCTATGGTTAGTTATATTAGTATAGGAGAATAAGAATGTACGGTAAACAATTTGCCGCTGCATTAAAGCATGGGTATAGAAGTGGACTTGAGATAAAGAACAAGGACTTCTTAGTTGAGAAAGGTATCAAGATAAAGTATGAGGAACTCAAGATTGAATGGGAAGACCTCATGTACCGTATCTATACCCCAGACTTTGTGTTACCTAACGGTATTATAATAGAGACTAAGGGTAGGTTTACAGCAGATGACAGACGTAAACATGCCTACATAAAACTACAGCACCCTAAGCTGGACATACGGTTTGTGTTTGAGAGTAGCAGACGCAAGCTAAGTAAGGGTGCTAAGACAACCTATGGTCAGTGGTGTGTAAAGAATAAGTTTATGTTCCACGATAGGATCATACCTGAAGAATGGTTATATGAGAAGGGTAAAGATATGCACCCAGACCTAATACCATTCCCATTAAAGAAAGTTAAAAGGAGAGAGCATGGAAAATAATGAGAGAATATTTTTAGAGTTTGATCCAAACGATTTCATAATACGTATAAGTCCTTTTACAGATAAGGATGGTACTTGGACAGGTGAGTTAGAGATAGGTACATCTACAACAGATGAGAACAACCTAAAGGATGGGGACTACGTGAACCTAATGCATCTAACACAGATGATACTATCCTCAATACCTGCTATGGAAGATGACGAATATATAAGAGACACCCTTTACAAACTAGCTAATACTGTGGTAGAAAAAGATGAAGCTCCCCAACGTAAGTTAGAGAGCATTGACGGTAACATAATAAATGTAAACTTTAAATAAGGAGATATAGAAATGACAGATAGTACTATAACATTAAACGGTGCTTCGTTTACTTTAGGAGACACTACTCTTTCTGACAATGTAAACTCACCTGACCACTACAACTTTGCAGGTATAGAATGTATTGATGCTATACGTGCAGCTACAGGAGAAGATGGCTTTGCATACTACCTACAAGGTAATATAATGAAATACCTGTGGCGGTATCGGTACAAGAATGGCATTGAGGATTTAGAGAAAGCTCAGTGGTATCTTAAACAATTGATTGAAGAAGAAGATGAGAGTTAGGCTTTACATAACCCTTGAGGTAGACGAAGATGATTACCCCACACCTGCTGATGGGCAGATCGAAAGTGAGATAGAACAATCTCTACATGCATACCTCTATGACATAGATGGCATAGACATTAAATCAATTAATACAATATCGGAGTAGTATTATGGACAACTTTTTACCAACAGACTATCAGTCATTCATACACAAGTCTCGCTATGCTAGGTGGGATGACAAAGAAAAACGTAGGGAAACCTATGGAGAAACAGTATCACGTTACATGAACAACGTAGTTGTACCACACGTTGACTCAGCTACAGCAGCAGAGATTGAGGGTGCAATACTTAGCCTAGAAGTTATGCCTAGTATGAGGGCTATGATGACTGCTGGCCCTGCATTAGATCGTGACAATACTGCTGGTTATAACTGTAGTTATCTACCCGTAGATGACCCTAAGTCCTTCGATGAGGCTATGTTCATCCTCTTGTGCGGCACTGGCGTAGGCTTTAGTGTAGAGAGGCAGTTCATCAGTAAGCTCCCAGATGTGCCTGAGTTGTTCGAGAGTGAAACTACTGTCGTCGTCAAGGACAGTAAGGAAGGTTGGGCTAAAGCTTTCAGACAAGTGTTGGCTCTCCTTTGGGCTGGTGAAGCTCCCCGATGGGATGTAAGTAAAGTACGTCCTGCTGGTGCAAGACTAAAAACATTTGGTGGTAGAGCCAGTGGCCCTGCACCTTTGATAGACTTGTTTAACTTTGCAACCACCATATTTAGGAATGCAAGTGGACGTAAGCTATCATCTATTGAATGCCATGATCTAATGTGTAAGATAGGTGAGGTAGTTGTGGTAGGTGGTGTACGCCGTAGTGCTATGATTAGTTTATCTAATTTATCAGATGATCGTATGCGTCATGCAAAGTCAGGGGCTTGGTGGGACAACAACCCTCACCGTGCATTAGCCAATAACTCTGTTAGTTATACAGAGAAGCCAGACTCCACATCCTTTATGAGAGAGTGGTTGTCATTAGTAGAATCAGGGAGTGGTGAACGTGGTATATTTAACAGGCAAGCAAGTAAGAAACAAGCTGAGAAATATGGTAGACGGGATTCTAATTTTGAGTTTGGTACAAATCCTTGCAGTGAAATTATACTTCGCCCGTATCAGTTCTGTAACCTTACGGAAGTTGTGGTACGATCCACTGACACGGCTAAAGACTTGGAGCGAAAAGTCAGACTCGCCACAATACTTGGGACGATCCAAAGCACGTACACAAAGTTCCCGTACCTGCGAAAAGTGTGGACTACCAATACAGAAGAAGAGCGTTTGCTTGGTGTGTCACTCACCGGGATAATGGATAACCCATTGATGACCACCCACAACCCAGAACTGGAGAAAACTCTTGGAAAATTACGTAAGCTTTCTGTTACTACTAATATTAAGTGGGCTGATCATCTGGGTATCCCTGCTTCAACAGCAATCACCTGTGTCAAGCCCTCTGGAACAGTCTCGCAACTTGTTGATAGTGCCTCTGGGATACATGCAAGACACTCCGATTACTATATTAGAACTGTCAGAGGGGACAACAAAGACCCCTTGACACAGTTTATGAAAGACCAAGGAGTACCTAGTGAGCCTGATGTAATGAAGCCTGATGCTACTACAGTGTTTAGCTTCCCTGTTATGTCACCTGCAATGTCGGTAACACGTAATGATCTGTCGGCAATAGAACAGTTAAAGACTTGGCTTACATATCAACGTCATTTTTGTGAGCATAAACCAAGCATCACATGTACAGTACGTAATGAAGAATGGTTTGAGGTAGGTGCATTTGTTTATGAACACTTCGATGAGATGTCAGGTGTGTCTTTTTTACCACACTCAGATCATACTTATCAGCAAGCACCCTATCAAGAGGTTGGTAAGTCAGACTATAATATGTTACTGTCTGTCATGCCTGACAAGATTGATTGGTCTGGCCTGTCTGAGTACGAGAAAGATGATAACACTGTGGCTATGCAAACTATGGCTTGCTCTGGTGGCGTATGTGAAATAGTAGATTTGGTATAAGGAGAATAGATATGGCTACCGTTACAATTGGAGAAAAAGATTATGATACAAGTAAGTTTACTGAAGAACAGAACAACATTCTAGGTGAGCTAACGTATTGTAATAAACTAGTTACACAACTTAAGTATCAACTAAGCAGCTTGAATGCTACTAATGATATTCTTTTTGACAAGATAAAAAATTCACTAGAACCTAAAACAGAACTGGAGTAAGCATGACTGCATATAGAAAATCATTCTCACATAATCTTTATGGTAAGTATGACGCAGTAGCTAAGAAAACATTGATCTCTCACCTTATTGGTGAGGGACATGATCTTGTAGATAGTACAGAATCATATGATGCAGATGTAGTTACACAGAAAGATGGAGTAAAGTATTACAGTGAAGCAGAAGTAAAGACTGCATGGAAGGGTGAGTGGCCTACCCATTGGGAAGAAATACGTATACCAGAACGTAAAAAGAAACTACTATCTAAACATAGCAACTTGAAGTTCTATATCTTTAGTGATACAATGAAGCAATGCTGGTGTATTGATAGCAGCTTACTGACAGATGATCTTCTTAAAGAAGCAACAGGACGTAACATATTTAAGGGAGAACAGTTCTATCACGTGCCTTACACACAAGCAAAGTTAATTAACGTAGCATAAGGAGAATACTTATGAAAGATAAAAGCAGAGCCTCACGTGGCTTGGGTAAGTACGATGCACCACTAAGAGTGCAATATCAAATGGGTTACACTGCATTCGAGAGTGGTAGTAGCCTGTCAAGTCCGTTCGATGGAGACACTATGCAACATCGTGAATGGGATCGTGGGTTTAACAAAGCCTACTTCGACCAACTTAAAAGGGTGAAGGAGTATGAAGGAACTACAGGCAGAAGCAGAACAGTTTCTAAAGGAGAAGTACAGCATGTCTGACTTTAATGCGTATCAACGTAGCGCAGCACGTACTGCAATCTATCCTCATCAGCATAAAATATTATACCCTGCGTTAGGGTTAGCTGGTGAGGCAGGAGAGGTAGCCAATAAGGTAAAGAAACTTATACGTGATGGGCCAGACAATAGACCTGACACATGGAGAGAGGACATAGCCAGTGAGATAGGTGATGTACTGTGGTACTGTGCTGCACTAGCTACTGACCTTAACCTTACGTTGGGTATGATAGCTGCACAGAATGAGAAGAAACTATCTAAACGAAAACGTGATGGAACAATAGGTGGTAGTGGCGATACACGATAGACAAAAAAGAGGGGGCTTTAACTGCCCCCTTTTCTTATTGTTTTTATCTGTAAGCCTTTGAGTACTTCTTAGCTATAAGTATTAGTTTATTTAAATCACCTGCATCTAAAGGGTCTGGTATCCTATCAAACCTGCCTACAAAATCTGTAGTAGCTAAGGTACGGTACTGTGGAGTTATCCTTCTGTATTTAATAACTGCCCTTGCGTACTCATCTCCTTGTTTTACAGAACCTTCACGTATTTTACTCTTAAAGCCACGTAGTTGAGCCGATATAAGAGGACGTAGTTTATTACTTACATACTCATCCTCAGAAAATTCTTCCTGCACTATAGGTTTGCTACTTAAATATTCTTTACGTAAGCTTACCTCTTGCTCACGTGCAATTTCTGTTATTGTAGAGACATAGCTATTAAGCATATCTTGTTCAAATCGTTTTATTGTTGGTACTTTACTACGACTACCAAACTCTCTCCAATTAAAGCCTAACCGTTTTAGGTATTCACCATCCTCATCAGGTTTATTAGTTATTGTAAATCCACCGAACTTCATCCAAGGATACAAACGTTCCTTACCATTAGAATAGAATGGGTATACCTGACGTTTAGCAGCGCAATCTTCTTCTCTTGACACACCAATGCCACGCTGTCTTAAACTTCTACTTACATTACTAGTAAAAGATTGCCCAAAACTTAATTGAGGATCACTAGAAACATCTTTAAATTCTGAGCTACGTATACCCACAGCACGTTCACCATCAATTAGTTGACCTAGAGGAACAGCCCATGTACCTAAGTAGTTGCCAAGTACCCGACCCATTTGTCGTCCCACTGCTTCTCCTTTAGTGAGG